CTGGCAATACAAGTGTTCAAATGTCTTCTTCAGAAGGTCATATAATTCGCATACATCAAGCTAATGGTGGAGACAGGGTTGCTACAGAAATTGAAATAGATAAGGTTATGACTGATTTGTCAAAGAAAGACCCTAATCTTAATCTTGATGCAATAGAAAGCAATATGAAAAATAGGGTTAATCAAATGCTTAGTATAGAGGCTTATTTGCTTAATCAAAAAAATAAAGAAGAAACAGAAAACTATCATGGATACGTTAATGCCTTATGGAATGATGATTTTAATAAGGACGAAGAAATTGATGCACTTAATGGTATTAGCCAAGCTCATAAAAACTCTTTAAAAGCTCAACTTAGGGGTAAGCTTACAGGTAATAAAAATGAACAACTTGCAACATTTAACAGTACTGTCAAAGCTCCTTGGGAAGCAAAAGCAAGGATTATTCTTGCTGATATTGGGAATAAGCTTGAAAGCAACTCAAAGAAAAGAGCTTTAATAAAATCTTTAGAAGAACATATTAAACAGGGTGTAAGTTTAGGTGTAGATACAAGTACTGTTTATGGTCAGTATGTAAAAGCTAATCAAGATTTTCTTATTCCAATAGGACAAATGGATAATAAAGAAAGGTCCATTATGCTTGAGCATCAAATGAGCAATAATGGTGGTTATGTTCTTCGTCCAGACTATTTAATGAGTGATGAGTTTATAAGAGCTAATCTTCAAAGTGGTTTTCTAAAAAATAAATACGATCAAAGGGGGCAGAATTTAGGTGTCTTTTCAGCACATACAGTTGCAGAGTGGAAAGCTAAAGTTCTTGTTTATGCTGAAGAATACGACAAGTTTCATGGAGATGCTTCGAAAGTTAATATACTTAGTGAGCAAGCAAGAAATGGTTTATGGGAAAGTTTCACACCAGATGTTCTTAATTATTTAAGAGAAAAAACAGACTTTGGAACATTGTCTGTTATTGATCCAGATGGTGGTGCAAAAATCAGGTGGGAAGATGCTTTGTTTATGCATGACAGACCTGATGTTCAAACAATAGCTCTTAAAAAGCTTAGTGCATTAGCAACAACATACGGTTTTCTTCCAGAAGACTATGCATTGGTTTTAAGGCAAATGAAAAACCTTATGCCTGGAACTGATAAGGAAAGCCAAGAGTTATATTTTAATACAATGCACAGAGCTGTAGCTCAGATACATGAATCTTTTAAAGCAAAGTATCCAATGAAAATTGCAGAAAATATGACAAGAAGCTTTTTAAACTTTAATGAGATCGATTATTCCCAATATTTTATAAGCAAAAAGATGGGGTTTGAAAATTTTACAGATTGGAATGCTAAGAAGAATTCTGTACAAGCAACATCTCGTGAAATATCTGCTGCTTTAAGTGCATTAGATACAGACGCTATATCATGGTTTGACGAAAATTTTAAACACACATATCAAAAGTGGGGATGGACACACGGACTTGCAGACTGGGCTGTTCCAGGAAGACAAGACCCTCTAACAACCAATTTAAGAAACTACGTCAAACAAGTTGGAACTAGTGATGCTGAAATGGTTTGGGGAGATCATAGAGTAAAATCAGTAATTATGGACATGACATTCACTTGGTTAAAAGAAAAAGGATTGCCTTACAATCAAGATACAATGGAAGAAGCTATAGTAAGCTCAATGAGCAAGTTTGGTAATAGAATTGGTATTCAGGAAATAGAGCAAAATGGAGAAACCATTGCTCAAGTTGTTCTTGATCCCATTCATAAAGAAGCAATGAAAACAATTAGCCCTTTAAACAACAAACCACAATATGCAGATTTTACATTGGCTTTTTCAAAAGACCCTATGAAATACATTCGTGAAGATGTTAAAAATCTTTACTATTCCATAGAGAGAGCTGGTCCTGAAGGAAGTCAACCTAACTTTGATAATGTTGCTTTTATTCCTAATAGAGTTGTAGGTCAGAAAAACACTTGGACAGTTGTAGAGTACAATGATAATAGTTTTGAACCCACTGTTATATTTTCTGATTATTCTTACGATTTTAAAAATTCAGTTCACAGCATTGCAATGGCAAATGCTTACGAAGCAACAAAAGATGCAACAGGATTAAGCAAATTCTTTTTAAGTAGTGGTCTTTTTAACACAAGAGAAATGACAAAAATCATAGAAAGGGCAACAGAGGAACAATTATCTCCATATGACCAGACTGGCTTAATGGTTAAATTCTATAATAATTATATGGCTAGTTCTGCCAACTCTTTTTACACTAAAGACACTGAACTAATTGATATGAACCTTGTAAATGAAAAAGATGCAAGCCAGTTTATTGCAATAATAAAAGCAATTCAAAATAACTCTATGCCAGGACTTACAACTCCTTGGAAAGAATTATCTAAAGCCTATGGAAACATACCTGAAGAAATTAGAGGAACATGGTTTTCATACGGTATTCAAAATCAAAAATGGGATGATGTAAGAAAAAGCATATGGAATTAAATACTAACTTCTACGAACTTGCTAATAAGATTAATCAAGAAATAGATACATCCAATACTGGTAAACCAGTAAGCATGGGTAACATGAGAGAGTTGTATAAACACGAACCTTGGTCGCCTTTTAATGATGATCGTTCATTGGTATGGGGAGCAGCTTTCAGACAGCACGCTCCTATGGAGTCTTTAGAAAGACTATTTATGAATATTACAGAGACTAGTGAAGAAGGTTATTCTGTTTGGAACGATCCTCAAATTGAAATAGCAGGACTCAAGGGGCAAGAATATCGGTTTATGAGCAGTCGAAGTAGTGCTGAAACAATGCAGAGAATTGAAGATTATAGACAAGATATTTATGATATGGAAATACTCAATACATCTGGAAGTGTTGCAATACCTACTTTAGTTTCAGGATTTGCAAGTCCTGCTTTATTATTGGGATGGGCTCCTAGAAGTATTATGGCTTCTACTAGTTGGTTTAAAAGATTTCTTGGTGGTGGTTTATATACAGGAGCTATAATGGCTCCAGAAGAATTTCTTATTGGCGCTCAGAACTATAATAAAGACATTGGATATACAAGTGCAGCTTTAACACTCTCAACTCTTATGGGTGGAACTGCAACAATGGCTTTAGGTGGAGGAAATTATCAAAGAGTTAAAAACTTTATGTTTCCAGATAAAGCTATTAATGAAAAAATAAAGCCTAAATCAAAACAGCATTATAAATCAGGTGGGGCTCAAGCAGCTCCCAAACATCAAAGAAACAATCTTTATAATGCAATGGAAAATGAAGCACTTGAGACAACTGGTGTTGGTGTTGAAAAGTTAGCTTGGAATCCTATTACCAGATTGGCTCAAAGCATTAATCCATTTGTAAGATCGTTAACTCCAAAAATGGTTGATTTTGGTGGGATAATGCAAAAGAAAGTTCGTGAAAACGAAGCTATGGAACAATCAGTAGAAACAACATTTAGAGTTAACTTTTACTCTAAACTTAAAAAGTCATTTGAAAGAATGGATAACTTTTTTATTGAGTACAGAGGTAAGGTTGCAGCTGATGGAGAGATTAAGAAATCATTTCAAAAAGTTAAGATATTTGTCGAAGATAAAATTGGTAAAGGAGCAGGACATCTTACTGAATATGAATTTAGAGTTAGAATTAAAAAAGCATTAGCTAATGGGGATAAAGATACTCTTGTTGATGCTGCTACACCTTTTATAGAAAAGTCAGTTAAAGAATACAGAAGAACACTTAACTACGTCAAAGAGCAAGCTGAAAGTGTTCAGTTATTTCAAAAGCAAGTTGGCAAACAAATAAAAGCTTTAAAAGCAAAATTAAATGATGCTAATCTTACTCCTGCACAAAAGCTAGCTATACAAGATCAATTAGCAAATGCTCAACAAAGACTAAAAGATATCAAAGCAAATGGTGTTAACCTAAACAACGGATTGTCATATGTTCCTAGAATATGGAGAGTAGACAAGCTTATTGCTAACGAGCAATCTTTTAAATCCATTATTAAAAGTTGGGCTATTAGAGAAAAGGGAATGAATACACAACAAGCATCCAAGTTTGCAGATGATGCTTTTGATAGTGTTTCAAGAAACAAGCCTTATTACGATATTGAAGATGGATTATCTCAAGTTGACTTCATAACTCAAGCAAGTTCAACAAAAGGAAGAACTCTTGATATACCTGATCGATTAATTGATGACTTCTTAGAGAATGATATCGAGGCTATTATGAGACATCATGTAAAAACTATGGGAATGGACATAGAGCTAACAAGAGCTTTTGGTGACATTGAATTATCATCTGTTTTAAAACAAGTTGCAGACGAGTACGATATTTTGCTAAAGGGAGCAAAAAGCCAAAAAAGAAAAGATGCAATAAGGAAAAGCTTAAATCAAGATATTGCAGATATTAAAGGTCTAAGAGATCGATTAAGAGGAACTTACGGAGCTTCTAAAGACCCTCATCAGTTCTCAAGTCGTTTTATAAGAGTGATGAAAAGCTTTAATGTTATTACAAGTATGGGTGGTGCTGTTCTTTCATCTGTACCAGACATGGCTAGAACAACAATGGTTATGGGGCTAACAGATACTTATGAATTTGGCTTAAAAAATCTTATTAGAAAGCAAAGAAGAATATTTAAGAAAATGCTTAAAAGAGAGCTTGATATGGCTTCTGTTGCTATTGATGCTCAGTTAGGTTTGAGAGCCCATGCTTTCTCTGATATGGGAGATTTGTTTGGTAGTCGTTTTGCTTGGGAAAGAGCAGTTAATCAAAGTACTGGAACTTTCTTTATGCTCAACGGATTAAACTACTGGAACCAAATGCTTAAAGAGTTTGCAGGATCAACAGTCGCATTAAAAATGACTGACAGTATTCTAAAACCTTGGGAAAGACTTACAAGATCAGAAAGAGAAGCTCTTCTTAAAAATGGTATTGACCAACAGATGCACTCAAGAATGAAACTGCAAGTAGAAACTTACGGGAAAAAGATGGAAGGCGTTACCCTACCACAAACAGATTTCTGGAAAGACAAGACT